CCTCCCATCTCTCCCCAACCCCACAATAAAAAAAAGCTAGAGTGGAAAACTATGCACCCCGACACCGAACCGCCGGCCCTCTTCGAGCCGCCCGAGCCGGCCCGAAATTCCGCCGGCTACGGCCTAAGCGCCATCGAAAAATCCGTATTTGACAGCATCGAAGCGATACGCGCCGAGAAGGGCATCGGCGCATCAAAAGCGTTCCTGGCGCAGACGGCTATGGAGCTTGCCCGCAATATCCACCGTGGCAACATGAAGGGCCGCGCCGTGGCCCACGAATCCGCGCAGCTGGTGGCCACCCTGGAGCTACTGGACCCGCCGGCCGAAGATGCCGGCGCCGTCGAAAACCTGCCCGCCGACCTGAGAGACTTCCTAAATGCATTTTCAGCCGCCCCCATCAAGCCCGGAATATCAAGCCCTAATGGAGTCTCACTACCCCGGCCTAGTGCTGCCCCGGCAGGCCACGCCTAGAGACTTCAGCGCCGCGACGTACGGCGCGCATACCGCAGCCGCCGCCGCTGCCCTGGGGCAATCCCTGCTGCCCTGGCAGCGGTACACGGCCGACGTGGCCGGCGAAGTGGACGACGACGGCGTTTTCAAGTACGGCCGCGCCGTTATCACGGTGCCCCGGCAGGCCGGCAAAACCACCTTGGACCTCGCCAACGACATACAGAATTGCCTGATAGGGCCGAAGCGCCGCGTGTGGTACACGGCGCAATCCGGCCAGCACGCTTCGGATAAGTGGAAGGAAATGTGCGAACTCTTCGAGAAGTCGCCGCTGAAAGCGCTGGCGAAGGTCCGGTGGGCGAACGGCACCCAAGCGCTCACTTTCCTGAATGGCTCCACACTCCGGCCGCACCCGCCCACGGCCGATTCGCTGCACTCGAAGCAATCCGATAAAAACACGATTGACGAAGCGTGGTATTTCAGCGCGGTGCAGGCCGCAGCGCTAAAAGGTGCCATCGTGCCGACCACGACGACGCGTAAGAAAATGACCGGCCAGCGCCCCCAGCTGTGGGTACTGTCCACCGAAGGCACCCTGGAGTCTGCCTACCTAAACGAATTACTCGAGGAGTGCCGGCAGGGCACGCCGGCCGGCACCTGCTTTATCGACTTCGGCATATCGCCTGACCTCGCCGACCCCGACGTAAACGACGCCGCCAACCTGGAACGCTGGCTGCGCGAGGTGTACGCGGTGCACCCCGGCGCCGGCTACCTCTTCGAATTCCCCGACCTTTACGAACACCTGGGGAACCTGGGACTAGCCGAATTCAAGCGCGCCTATGGCAACCGGAAGACCGGCGCCACCGAGCGCGTAATACCCGAAGCCGACTGGCGCGCAGCCGCCACCGGCGTGCAGCTGCCCGACGTGGTGTGCTTCGCCGCCGCCGTGGGCATGGATGGCATCGACACCACCATTACCGCCACCGGCCTGGTGGACGGCCGCAAGATTAGCGAAGTAGTCGACCACCGCGACGGCACCGGCTGGGCCTTGCAGCGCATGAAGGATCTAAGCGCGAAGCACGGCCACCCCTTCGCCATCGACTCTTACGGCCCGAGCGCCGACCTGTACGACAAAGCCGAGCGCGCCGGCATCCCGCTAATTCCCATCAAAACCACGGCCGTGGCCGCCGGCTGTCAAGCCGTCTTTGCCGGCGTGGTGCCCCCGCGCGGCGCCTCCGGCTGGGCGCCCACGTGGCACTACAGGCAGCACCCGGCCCTAGACGAAGCCGCCGAACTTGCCGCGAAGCGCAGCGTAGGTGATGGCGCGTGGGTATGGGGCAGACGCGCATCGGTGGGCAGCATATCCGCCCTCGAAGCCGTAACCCTGGGCACCTGGGGAATCGACCACATGCCAGAGGTGGCCGGTATCCAGATTTTCTGATATGGCCCGATATTGCTGGATATGTCGCACTGGTATAACGTCAAGGCATGACATACAACGACGAAGTGACCACCTACCGCGTGGGGCTGGTGGCATGTTCCGCCGGCAAGCTGGACCACGCCGCGCCGGCCCGCGACCTGTACACCTCCCAGCTATTCCGCAAGGCAGCGGCCTACGCCGACGCCACGTGCGACCGCTGGTATATCCTCAGCGCGAAGCATGGGCTATTGGCCCCCGAAGACGTAGTGGAGCCGTACGACGAACGGCTGCCCCGCAACCCCCGCAGCGCCGACGTACGCCGCTGGGCCATCGGCGTACGCGCAGCGCTTGACTACGTGCTGGCAGACGTACCCGGCGCCACCCTCGTGGTGCTGGCCGGCGAAGCCTACCGCGTGCCCCTGGCCGGCGCGCCGTGGCCCCTCGAAGTGCCGATGGCCGGCCTAGGCATCGGGCAACAGCTGGGCTACCTCACCCGGCAGCTGGCCGGCGCATGAGCGCCGGTAACGCCCCGGTAACGAAACGCGGCGCGCAGCTGGCCGACCCGCACCCCTACAACACGAATGCATGGCACATGCTGGGCTACCTGCAAAGCCGGCTAGAGGCTAAGGGCCGGCTAACGAAGGCCGACTGGAACGAAGCCGCCGCAGCCGCTAGGCTGGCCCGCGAGGTTACCGATGGCCCTGAACCCGCCTGAAGTTGACGCCGGCCGTTAGGCCGGTGGGAAGATGCCCCGACACCATCACGGTGCCGGGGCATTCTTTTGCCCGCGCGCTGCGCGTAACCGCGAGCAACCGCGCCGAATATGACGTAACGGCATGCTGGACTTGCCGGCCCGTCATAGCCGGCCGCATTCTTTCAGGCATGCCGATTATCCAGCGCGTAGCCGCAGCCCTTGCCGCCTTCAAGCGCAGCGATACGGCCATGCTCCCCGGCATCACCCCGCCGCCCCGCAGCGCCGCCGGCGGCCTCGTGACCGCAGACACCGCCGTAACCCTGTCCACCGTCTACCGAGCGCTTCAGATTCTGACCACCTCCGGTTCACAGATCAGCTGGTATTCCGAGCGCAACGGATTACGCCTGGACGACGCCGGCGTGCCGAGCCTTGCGAAGCGGCCCTGCCTGGACCTGGACAATTCAGAATTCATTGAGCAAACCATCATGTCGATGGCCGTCGATGGCAATTTCTTTTGGCTGAAGAACACCGGCCCGAATGATGCCGTGCTGGACGTCACCCCGCTGAACCCGCACGAAGTGCGCGTGGCCCAAGACCCGCAGACCGGCCGCATAACGTACCACTACCGTGGCACCGAGTACGCGGCCGACCGGATGGTGCACAAAGCCCTGATGAAGCTGCCTGGGAAGCTGCGCGGCCTAGGGCCGATTCAGGCCGCGCAGATAGAGCTGCGCGGTGCCCTGGAGCTGCGCGACTACGCCGCCCTCTGGTTTTCCGAAGGCAAGATACCTTCGGGAATCCTGACGAGCGAACAGGTACTGACGGCCGACGACGCAAAGATTTTCAAGGCCGCGTGGAACGGCACCGCCGAGAAGCCGGCCGATAACCCATCGGGCATCAAGGTGCTGGGCAAGGGCACCACCTACGAACCGATCATGCTGAAGCCGGCCGACGCGCAGTGGCTGGAGTCGCAACAGTTCACCACCACGCAGCTGGCCCGCCTCTTCGGCACCCCGGCATCCCTGATGCTGGCCGCCGTCGAGGGTAGCGCCATGACGTATTCGAACGTCGAACAGGACTGGATCGCGTTTACCCGGTTCACCCTGATGGGATACCTTCGCAAGATTGAAACGGCCCTCACTGAACTGACCCCGCGTGGCCAGAAAATCCGGTTCAACGTCGACGCGCTGCTGCGCTCCGACACGAAGACCCGCTACGAAGCGCACGGCCTCGCATTGACAAACAAGTTTCTGACCGACGACGAAGTGCGCGCCATCGAAGGCTACGCCCCGCTGACCGACGCGCAGCGCGAAGCCATGAAGGCCGCCGCCCCCGCGCCGGCCCCCGCCCCCACCGAAGAGAAGGCCGCCTGATGGACCTGGACGAACTGACCAACGACGACGGCCTGATGGTGCGAACCTTCGCCATTCGGGCGAAGGATACCGCGAAGCGCGAATTTACAGGCATCGGCGTACCCTTCGGCGAAACCTACGATATGGGCTACGGCCTCTTCGAGCGCTTCGAACCTGGAGCCATCGACCCCGCAGACGGCGCCAAGATTTTCTGGCAGCACCGCGAAGTGATCGGCAAGGTAATCACCGGCAAAGACACGAAGGCCGGCCACGAGATTACCTCGAAGATTTCCGACACGGCGCAGGGCCGCGACGCCTGGACGCTGCTGGAAGACGGCGTGGTGGACCGCCTGAGCATCGGGTTTATCCCGGTGGAATACCGCACCGAAACCGACGAAGCCGGCAACACCACGATTATTCACACGAAGGTGAAGACCCGCGAATTTTCGCTGGTGAATCACCCGGCCTACACCGAAGCCAAAGTTTCCGCCATCCGTTCCGCCCTTACCCACACGAAAGAAGCCGCACCCATGGTTCCCGAAGCCGACACCCTGACCCGCGCCGACCTCACCCCGCTGGCCGATGGCCTTGCCGAGATGGAACGCAGCATTGCCAAGCTGGGCAACCCGGCGCCGGCCGGCCCCGCGATTCCGCAGTTCCGCAGCATCGGCGAATACGTGCGCGCGATTGCCTCCGGCGACGCTGACGCGCTCCAGCTGCACGCCGACCTGACCAACCGCGCAGCGCCGGCCAACGTGCTGGCCGACGCCATCGTGAAGGATTCCTGGATCGGCGACTTCACCCGGCTGGTGGAAGACCGCCGGCGCATTATGAATCAGTTTGGACGTGGCACGCTGCCGGCCACCGGCATGAACGTCGAGTATGGCCAGCTGGCCGAAGACACCACGGCAGTGGGCAAGCAGAACGCCGAAGGCGACGACCTGACCGGCCCCGGTAAAGTCGCGCTCGAAGTCGAAACGGCGCCGGTGCTGACCGGCGGTGGATGGTCTTCGCTGAGCTTTCAGGCCATCCAGCGCGCGACCATCCCCACGCTGAACACCCTGTGGCGCGCAATGGCAATCAAGTACGGCGCCTGGACGAACCAGCAGGTACAGGATGCGTACTACGCACTCATTACCGCCAAGCTGGCATCGGCGAACCCCGACGATGCGCTGGACCTCACCGCCACGCCGGCCACCGACGATTACCTGGATTTGGTGATCGACGCCGCCCTGATCTTCGAGGAGCGCGGCTACACCATCTCCGGCCTGAACGCTTCGGTGGACGAATTCAAACAGCTGGCCCGCCTCGAAGACGGCGACGGCCGCCGGCTGATGAATGTCTTTGGCGCCGGCATGAATCAGGTAGGCGAACTGAACTTGCAGCGCGTCGACGGTTCCCTGGCGAACGTGCCGGTATCCCTTATCGGCAAGCGCTCCACCACCGGCAAGCTGGCATTCTACGATTCGATTGCCTTCGAAACCCTCGAATCCCCCGGCGCCCCGACCCAGCTGCAGGATGAGAACATCATCAACCTGACAAAACAGCTTTCGCTGTACGGCTACATTGCCGTTACCAACCCGTTCCCCGGCGCCATCCTGCCGGTAAAGCGCGGCGTCTAGTCTGATGCCGACACAAGCCACCGTGGCCGCGCTGGCCGCCTACGTGCACGCCACCCCCGGCGACGCGTACGTAGACCAATGCGCGGCCGAAGCCGAAGAAGCCATCACCCTGAAGCTGGACGGCCGGCAAGTGCCGGCGGCCACGGTGGCACGCGCCGTACTCGAATACGGCGCCGAGCAATTCCACCGCCGGCAATCCCGCAACGGAATCGCCGGCCTGGACGGCAACGAATTCGCCCCCATGCGAATCGCCCGCGACCCGATGAAAGCGGCCATGGTCTACCTGATGCCCTACCTAGGGCCGGC